AGATTGATTATAAAGACTTTATTCCCGTTGATGAGTTTCTTCCTGAGTGTATTCAGAATGGACATATTATTAATGCTGCTGCGTTTAAGATAGATCATTGTGATCAGAGATCTAGGAAGGAATATTATTCAGACATAGAACAAAGTAAGCCTTTTAGAAACTTTAAGATCCATGCTGTTACTTGTGGTACTGACAGAAAGAAGTGCTCTAAACTAAATACAAGTGCTGCTCATCATGGCGTATCTATAACAAATATTGGCACTAATATTGTTTGGAAGGGTACAGATATGAGCTTCATGGGTGGTGGTATGAAGGTAAACCTTATGAAGGAATATCTAAAAACTATCCATGATGATGATGTAATAGTTTTTACTGATGCCTATGATGTATTTTATGCAGATAATTTAGATACTATCTTAGAAAGATATTTAGACTTTGGCAAAAAAGTAGTCTTTTCAGGAGAGTTGTTTTGTTATCCTGATTCATCAATAGCAGATCAGTTTCCTGATGCACCTACGCAGTTTAAATATATTAACAGTGGAACATATGTAGGGAGAGCCTTTGAGTTAAAGAAAATATTTAATCATTATAAAATAGCTGATGATGATGATGATCAACTCTACTGTCAAAAATGTTTCTTAAGTGGAAAATTTGATATAGGCATTGATTATGAATGTTATATATTTCAGACAAATTATGACAGAACAGTCAAGCTAGGAGATCAACTCAATAACCCTGATACCTATTGTTGTCCTTGTATTTATCATGGTAACGGAGGTGAAAGTGCAGCAGGTAAGTTTAACAGTTTATATGATGAATTTTATCCCTCTAGGAGTGCCTTATACATCCCCCACTATAATAAAGTAGAACAGATAGACAAAGATATGCTTCTAGTAGATTTCATGACTCAGGAGCAATGTGAGAGACTTATTGAAATAGCTGATGATCATGGTGGATGGGATTCTTTAGAATATGATAAATTTCCTGCTAAAGAAATTAGATTACAGCAAATAGACAAAGACAAAAAGACTCAACTATTTACAGAGCTTGATAAGCATTGGCAAGATCATATAGTCCCTACAGTGGAACAGTATTGGAAACCATTGCTAATGCACGGAATAAGAGATGCGTTTGTTATGAGATATTCTATGGATACTCAAGTCAAGTTAGCTTTACATCATGATGCTTCATTAGTCACTGGATCTGTAAAACTTAATGACGATTATCTAGGTGCAGAGCTTATTTATCCTAGACAAGGCTTCTCTAATAAAGATGTTCCTGTAGGTAAAATGATCTTATTTCCTGCAGCAGTTACGCATGGACATGAATGTATGCCACTAAAAGCAGGGGTCAAGTATTCTTACACAATATGGTCATGTAGATATACAGGTGATACAATTTAGAACAAGGCTCAAAAAAAGAGAAGAAAAGTCAGATGGCTCATATAAAGAATATTATTAAGTTATGGAGCTTTAAATGACAGCTAAGACAGCAAAATCAAGAATAGATCAGCATGAAGAGATATGTGCTTTACGCTATGAAAGCATAGAAAAGCGTATGGAATCAGGGTCTAAAAGATTTGTCCGAATGGAACAAATGATTTGGGGTCTTTATGTTTTGATTATAGGCTCACAAATAATAGGAGCTATGATCTAATGTCAGGTATAAAAATAACAACTCAACCAACTCAAGAACCAGTCACATTACAAGAAGTAAAAGACTATCTTAGAGTAGAAGATAACACTGATGAAAGAGTCTTAAGACCATTCATTGAAACTGCTAGAAGGTATGCAGAAGAACATCTAAGAAGGACTCTAATGTCCACCACCTATACTCTATTCATGGATTCACTTGATGAAATGGAAGATCCCCTTTGGGAAGGAATGAGAACTGGTCCATATAAGAACTATTATAAGAATTACATATGCCTTCCTAAGTCACCAGTAGTCTCTGTAACGCATTTAAAGACTTATGATGACTCAGATAATGCAACCACTATGGCAGCTTCAAGATACTATGTAGACAACGCTAGAGAACCCGCTAGACTGGTTTTAAGAACAGGAGAGACATTTCCTTCAGCCCTTAGAGTAGCTAATGCAATAGAGATAGAGTTTGTTGCAGGATACTCTTCACCTTTCTCAATACCTGAGCCAATTAGATTAGGTATGTTGCAGCACATAGCTTTCATGTATGAGCATAGAGGAGACAATATAGACTATTTACAAGCAAGACAATTCCCGCTAATGATAAAATCTTTATATGCTCCATATGTAATTCATGGGGGTTTAGGTTCATCTAACTTACAAGGTGTAGGTTAATGAAGGCACCAACAAGCATAGGCAAACTAAGATACAGAGTAGACCTGCAATCAGGTACAGAAAGCTCTGATGGTGCGGGTGGATGCACTGTAGCTCATGCAACAGTAGCTCAAATATATGCTGATATAAGACCTTCAGGTGGCTCTGAGCAGTATAGACAAGGCAAGATCCAAGAGAAAGTCACTCATAAAATATTTATAAGATACAGAAAAGAGATAGATAGCTCTTGGCGTATTCAATATGAAGGCAGGACATTTCAGATTAAGAACATAATCAATGTTCAGGAAAGAGATAGATTTCTTCAGTTATTATGTGAAGAAGGAGTTGCTGCATAATGCCTACATTTAAAAATGCTGCAGATCTAAAAAAACACATGGAAAAGATGTTGACAATACAAGCTCAAGTTAAAGCCTTTGGAACTATAGGTAGAGCAACTGTATTAGTCCAAAATACAGCTAAAGAAAGTTTAGGGAAAAAAGGTAGTGGTAGAGTATATCAAAAATATAATCAGAGAAGAGTACATCAGGCTTCTATAGCAGGGGCTCCACCTGCAACGGATACAGGATTCTTAAGAAGCAATATCACAATGAATGTTAAAAAAAGATCAAATGGATCTATGGTAGGTCAGATAGTTTCAGCAGCACCCTATTCACAAGCATTGGAGTTTGGAACAACTACTATGATGCCTAGACCATTTATGTCACCTGCATTAGAAAAGAATAGGAGAAAGATAGTGAAAATGTTTAAAGATGACGGAATAGTATAATGGCTATAGGACAGTTTGCATTTCAACAAGCAATATTCACTACCCTAAATGTAGCTGCTATAACTGATACTTTATCTTGTGGAGTAGTAGATGAAGTTAAGCAGAATCAAGCCTATCCATTTATTGCAATAGGAGAAGAAACAGCTATTGATTACAGCACCAAAGATATTGATGGTGGAGAATACACTGTTAATATAGATATTTGGTCACAATATAAAGGCTCAAAAGAATGTAAGCAGATTATGGACAAAGTTCATGACTTGCTGCATGATAGTAGTATTAGCGTTACTGGATTCAATCTAATAAATGTAAGATTTGAATATAGTGATATAATGAGGGACCCAGATGGTGTTACTAGACATGGGATCATGCGATTCCGAGCAATAATATTAGGATAATCTAATTTATTTATAGGAGAAAAAAATGGCAGCACAAAAAGGGTTAGATATGTTACTGAAGATCAATACCAGTGGTAGCACTTATGCTACTGTTGGAGGTTTAAGGTCAACATCAATCACTTTAAATGATGAGTCTGTAGATGTTACTAGCAAAGATTCTCTAGGTCATAGAGCATTATTAGCAGGTGGCGGAATGAACTCTGTCTCTATATCAGCTTCAGGTGTCTTTACAGATGCTTCAACAGAAGAAACAGTTAGAGCAGCTTTCTTTGGTCAAATGAATACATCAGACGGATCATCAGCACAAACTGCAGCATTTAAAAACTTCCAATTCTTAATACCTGATTTTGGTACTCTCACGGGTGCTATGCAGATAACGAGTTTGGAGTATGCAGGTGAATATAACGGAGAAGTCACTTACTCAATGAGTTTTGAGAGTGCAGGTTATATAACTTACGCAGCAGTTTAATTAATAGCTAGGAGTATTGGATGGCTTGGAAACAGGTAAAAGTCAAGATAGGAAAACAAGTCATAGATGCTATGGCTAAGAAAGACTATGTTGAGATCCCAAATACTGCAGAGATTGGTGAGACAATAAACATTGATGGGAAGGATCTTAAGGTCCTCTCATCAGTTGTTATTCTAAGAGGTGACATGATTAAAATAACTTTTGATGCAGGAGCATCATCCAAAATGGAGAAATCAAAAGATGGCGGAGAAAGCAGTAAACAGTCTTAAGGGTGAAACCTTAGTCACTCTAGCGGGTAAAGAATACAAAGCTAGAATAACAGTAAATTCAATCATGCAGATTGAAGCAGCGTGTGGAATGGGAATAATCAAACTTACTCAGAAGATGAGTGAGGGTGATATTATGATGTCCCATCTTATTGCTGTATTAGTACCTTCCTTGAGAGGTGGTGGTAATGATGTTCAAAGAGAAGATGTCATTAACATGGTAGAGGAAGCAGGACTGGTAAAGACAACAGGCGTTGTAGCTACCTTATTAGCATCAACCTTAACTGACAATTCAGAGGAAAAAGCAGCAGAGGGAAAGCAGAAAGAGGGAGAATAACAAGTGAATCCCTGCCTATTAGACGCTACTTTCAGATTTGCGTTGGCATGATAGGCATTTCTCCTGAATCATTTTGGGATATGAGTCCTAAAGAGATCTTCCTTGCTTTAGAAGGATTCTCTGAGTTCAATGGATCAGGGGAAGAAAAACCCAAGCCAATGACTTCAGGTAGAATGAATGAACTTATGGAGTTATACCCTGACTAATGGCTGAAACAATCAATACACTCCTAGTAGAAATCAAAGCTGAGACTCAGAAGCTCAAGAAGGGCATGAATGATGTCAATAAAAAGCTAGGGGAAACAAAAAAGAAAACAGATGGTGTCAATAAGGCTTTTAAAGCCATGTCAGGTATTGCTGCTACTATCGGTCTAGGCTTAGTAGTAAATCAAACAGTCCAAACTATAAGAGAATTTGAAGATCTTGAAGCAACCTTAAGAGCTGTCACTGGTAGCTCAGAGGGTGCGGGTAATGCTATGGCTGTTATCCGAGACTTTACCAAAGGCACTACATTCCAAATTCAAGAAGTCACACAAGCATTTATAAGACTTAAGTTGGCAGGTGTTGTCCCAACCTCTGATGTCATGACTGACTTTGGTAATTTAGCAGCAGGTATGGGTAGATCCATTGAGAATCTAGCTCAGGCAGCGTTCAACGCTACTACTGGTGAGATGGAGATGTTGAAGCAGTTTGGTATAAGAGCTGTTCAAGATGGTGATAAAATCACTGTCACTTTTGATGGCGTGACAAAGACGATTGAAAGAAGCGGTGAAGCTGTTATTGATTATCTTAGAACTATAGGAAGAGAAACATTCCCTACAGCTCTTGAAGAAAGACTTAATACTTTATCAGGTGCTATATCAAACATGAAGGATGCAAGTGCTGAGTTCATGGTAGCTATAGGTGAAGGCGGTCTAACATCTACTTTGACAGATCTAGCAAAAAGAACATCCACTGCAACTAATGAGATGAGAAGTCTTGGTAAAGTTGTAGGCGGAGTTTTAGCAGTTGCATTTACAGTTCTTTTAGAGCCTATTGTTTTAGTATTAGAGAATCTTAGATTATTTATATCACTTCTAACAGGGACTGCAGTATTCCTAATAGTCAAAAATTTAAAAATGATAAAAGATGCCTTTAAAACTATTAGAGATGTCATGAAAGGTATTTTTTCTATACAAGTAGGAATGACTGCTTTGACAGGTAATCTAAAAGGTATAGCTCTTGCTGCAGCAGCAGCTACAGGAACCTATTTTTTGCTAGGAAAAGCCTTTAATGATGGCGGTGATGCAGCAGAAGAAACTGCAGAAAAAAATGATGCTCTTACAGATAGTGTTCAAGCTACAGAAGATAAATTAGGAAAGCTAAGAAAAGAATATAAAGAATTTTTTGCATTGATCAACAAAGAATCTCCAAGCAAAAAGAAAGCATCAAATCTATTTGATTTTGGTGCAGAAGATGCAAGAGAGAATTTAGAAGCTGCATTTAGAGAGTTCCAAAAAGGCAAGTTTGAAGAAGCTGCAGCTAATGACCCTTTGGTCCAAATGATGCAGAAACAAATAGATCAAGCAGTTAAGTCAGGCAAGATAGAGAAAGGTGATATGACTGTCACCCTTCCTCTTAGCATAGATCCTAGTTTTGAAGGTAATGATAGAAAATTCTTTGATGAGTTTTTAAAAGAGTTTGGATTTGATGAAGATGAGTTAGAAAATGTATTTAATGTAAATATGGTAGGTCCTGTAAAGGATGCTATGGCTGCTATAAATGACATGCTAGATATTGATACACCAACATTCATGGAAGATATGGCTAATAATGAAGTAGCCTTAGAAGCACTGTTTAACCTTATGGGTGGAGCTGATGCTCTAGGTATGAGCTATGATGAACTAAAAAAGAAAGTAGATAGATTTAATAAAGCAGCAAATACAGAGCTTACAGATGCTGAACAAGCAATGTTATCTATATTTGAAGCAGGAGCTGCTGATGATATTGATTTAGCTACAGCAGCAGTAAAAGACAATGATGAAGCACTAGGTATATTACTAGGAAAGCTACAGCTAATAGATGAAACTTTTGAAGATATGGATCTTCCAACTTTTACAGCTCAATACAAAAACGGAATATTAGAAAGTGCAGATGCTACAGATACTTTAAAAGATGCAGTAGATGCTTTAAATGATGCGTTTGAGGATGTACTAGGCAACTATAAAAACATGAAAGATGTTCAAGATCTTTTAAGTGCTGCTGTTGCAAATGGAACAATAACTCAAGATGAAGCCACCGCAAAATATAGAGAGTTTTTAGAATCTACTGGACCAATGGGTAAAGCAATGGCTCAGATAGGTAATAGAGTAGAAGCTCTTGCAAGATCATTCTCTGATGAGTTTGCAGGTGCAATGTTAGATGGCTCATTGGCATTAGAGAACTTTAAGAACCTAGCTCAGAACATTGTTCAGGCGGTCATAGCTTCATTTATGGAGCTCTTAGTCATACAGCCTATAGTAGATGCTATCTTAGGCTACTTTAAGATCTCTCCATCAACAGGAACTGGAGTTGAGCAAAATGCTTCAGGTGGTAGATTACAAAAAGGCAATATGTCTATAGTTGGAGAAAGAGGACCTGAGATCTTTGTTCCTGACACTCACGGAAATATATTAAATAACATGAACAGTAGAAATGCTGTTGGTGGTGGTGGAATTACAGTAGTACAAAATCTTAACTTTGCTACTGGTATTGTCTCTACAGTAAGACAAGAAGTAATGCAGATGCTACCGCAAATTGCAGAAGTATCTAAGAGTGCTGTTCAAGATGCTGCAAGTAGAGGTGGATCTTACAGAAGGAGTTTATTAGGTGGCTAAGATAATCACAATGCCGACTACACCAAACTTTTCTAAGTCTAATTTTAGGCTAAGAAGAACTATTGGAGTAGCAAGTTCACCTTATACAGGAAGTGTAAGAACGCAAGAATATGATGGAGTCTATTGGGAAGCAGAGGTATCTCTACCACCAATGAGAAGAGAGACAGCTTTGGAATGGCAATCATTTCTATTAAATCTAAACGGATCTATTAATACTTTTAAGTTCTCTGATCCTGATGCTTTAAATCCTAGAGGAACAATGACAGGAGAGTTTAGAGGTGATCAGAGAGTAAATGTGACCAGTGCTACTTTATCTTTTACTGCTGCTACAAACACTATTGCAGGAGCTAGTAATACTACTTACTTTAATACTGTTTTAGTAGGTGATTACATCATGATTACTGGATCTGCAAATGTTGAGAATAATGGAACTCATAAAGTTTTAACAAAGACTAACGCATATACAATTACAGTATCCCCACAAAAATCAGATATTTTAATTGATGAAAGCAATAAAGCAGGATGCAAAATAAGAGTTAATGTAAAAG